TTCAACACGCTCGGCATCCAGTTCCGCGGCTACATCGACTTCGGCGTCCGCGAGCAGGACTACCGCGGCGCGGTGAAGATGAAGGGCGAGGCCTGACAGCCATAACCCCAGTTAGTAATCATTATCAATAAGCTCAACAACGACAGGAGAACGATCTGATGGCAACAGCACAGTTCATTCATGACGGCGACGCAATCGACTACACGCCGGACACGGCCGTCAGCGCCGGGCAGGTGGTCGTCCGCAACGACCTGCTTGGTGTGGCGAAAATCGACATCCCGGCCAATACCCTCGGCGCGCTGGCCGTGGTGGGCGTCTTCGACTTCCCCAAGGCCACGGGGGCCGGGACGGCCATCCAGGCGGGCGAGAGCCTGTTCTGGGACGAGGCCGAGGAGGTCGCCAAGCTGGACGACGAGTCCGGGGCCAACGGCCTGATCGGCCAGGCGGTGGCGCACGCCGATCGCGACGAGGCGATCGTCCGGGTCCGGCTGAGCCAGGGCTACGTCGGGAACCTCAACGACGACTCCGACGAGAGCGGCTACGAGAGTTCGTAACGGCGGGAGTGTGGTAGCGTGGCCGACATGCTCGAACAAGGCGCTTCTTGGCTGGCAGGCATGCTCAAGCAGCATGCCTCGCGCAGCGTGACGTATGTGCGGGGCGCCGAGTCCGTCGAGCTGTCGGCCACGCTGGGCCGGACGACCTACGAGGTCACGGATGAGTTCGGCACGAGCGTCGAGGCCAAGGCCACGGACTTCATCGTCAGCGCGGCCGACCTGGTGTTGGCCGGCCAGCAGGCCCAGCCGCAGCCGGGCGATCGGATTCGCGTGACGTTCGGCGATGAGGTTCACGTCTTCGAGGTGATGGACCTCGGCGGTGCGGGTCACTGGCGGCCGAGCGATCCATACGGCCACACGCTGCGGATTCACACCAAGCTGGTAGATACGGAGGCGGCGTCATGACTATCGGACAGATCCTCCTGGCGATTGCGGCGGTCCTGCTGGGCGGCGGCGTGCTGACAGGCGCCGGATGGTGGGTCGTCTCGGGCATGTTCGGCCTGCGGGCGCGCATGGCCCTGGTCGAAGGCGAGATCGTCCACCTGAAGGCCGAGATCGCCGAGATCCGTTCGGCCTGTCACGGGCGGGAGCTGTGGCTCCGCGAGACGTGCGAGACGACCAGCCGGATCGACAAGAACGTGGTCAAGATCGCCGCCAAGCTGGACATCGAGATCGAGGAGTAGACCCGTGTCGGTAGTCGTGGACATTGCCGAGGCCGTCAAGGAAGCACTGAACGGCCACACTTTCAGCCAGCCGTTCACGGCCAGCCGCCAGTACCGCCCGGCCTTCGAGCTGAAGGACATGACCGATCTGCACGTGACGGTCGTGCCGCACGCGGTCGAGGTCCAGTCACTGTCGCGATCCATGCAGCAATACGACTGCCAGGTCCACGTGGCGGTGCAGAAGAAGTTCACCGAGGACAGCCCGGCCGAGCTAGACCCGCTGATGGACCTGGTGGAAGAGGTAATGGACTTCTTCCGGCTGCGGAAGCTCGGCGACACCGGCGCGTCGTGTGTGGGCGTGGCCAACGCGCCGGTCTATGCCGCCGAGCACATGGCCGAACTGCGGCAGTTCACGAGCCTCGTGACGCTGACGTTCCGGGTGATGAGGTGACGCGATGGTGGGCATGAACTTCAACCTGGCCAAGGGCATGTTCTTCACGTCGCCCGCCGTCCTGGGCGCGGTGGACCGCGCTACGCGGCGGGTGCTGTCGAAGTTCGGGGCCTACGTTCGCCGGTCGGCCCGCAGCAGCATCCGAAAGCGCAAGAGAGTCTCCGAGCCCGGCAAGCCGCCGTCCAGCCATACGGGCCTGCTGCGGAAGTTCATCTTCTTCGGCTACGACCGGGCGGACCGGACGGTCGTCATCGGCCCGGTGCCGCTGCGGGCCAGGGCCGAGGCGCCGGAACTGCTGGAACACGGCGGGCGCGTCCGCCGCAAGGTCGGCAAGCGCCGCCGGCGGACTATGACCTATCGGCCGCGGCCATTCATGGGCCCGGCATTCGAGATCAACAAACCGAAGCTCCCGGCCATGTGGAAGGACTCCGTGGCCTGAGCGGAAGGAGAACACGCAATGTCGAACGTACTTGGGATGGATGCGTATTTGTACTTTTGCGTCGCCGGGGCCGGCGGAACGCCGTCCTGGACAGAAGTTACGAACGTCAAGGATTTAACCTTAAATCTTGAGAAGGGGGAGGCCGACGTCACAACCCGCGGCAACAATGGCTGGCGGGCCACGATCGGCACGCTCAAGGACGCCAGCGTCGAGTGGGAGATGGTTTGGGACACCGAGGACGCGGGCTTCGAGGCGATCAAGAACGCCTACATGGACAACCTGCCCATCGGCCTGGCGGTCCTGGACAGGCCCGTGACCGACCTGGAGGCCGAGGGGCTGATCGCGGACTTCTCCATCGTCTCCTTCAGCCGCTCCGAGCCGCTGGAAGAGGCCCTGACCGTCAGCGTCACCGCCAAGCCGACATACTCGGCCACGGCCCCGCGCTGGGTGCCCGAGGACGAAGAGAGCGGCTCCCCGTCGTAGCAGGCCCGAAAGGAACGCCATGAAGGCCTTCAAGGACAATGCCGGACGGACGTGGGAAGTCGAGGTCACCACCGCCGCGGTCAAGCGCGTGCGCGGCCTGGTGGACGTGGACCTGGTCGCCGGGACGCTATCGGGCGACCTGCTGGACCGCCTGGCCGACGACCCCGTACTGCTCTGTGACCTGATCTACGCCGTGTGCAAGCCGCAAGCCGACCGTGAGGGCGTCAGCGACGAGGACTTCGGCAGGGCGATGGCCGGCGACGCCATCGAGCGGGCCACCGCGGCGCTGCTGGAGGAACTCGTGGGTTTTTTCCCGAGCCCGAAGCGGCGCATCCTCCGAAAGGCCCTGGACAAGCTGGAGACGCTCCAGGGCGTGGCGCTGGCGTGGGCGGACGAAAAGCTCGGCGGGACCGAGATGGAAGACGAGCTGCGGCGCAGGCTCGCGAATGCTGGCGAGCGATCTGGGACCTCGCCGGCATCGTCGGCGTGAACCCAGGGCCATTCACGCTGCGGCAGCTCTTGTGGATGGCCGAGGCCCGGCAGCGGGCCAACTGGGACACGGCCGCGGCGCTGCTGGCGATGACGTTCAACGTCAACCGCGACCCGAAGAAGTCCCGTCCGGCCAAGCCGGCGGACTTCCACCCGCTGCTGACCAGGCGCCCGAAGTCGGGCGTCCCGATCACGGCCGGAAACATCCGGATGCTGAAGAAGGCGTTCGTGAACCGCAAGGCGAAGGAAGCGTGACGATGAGACTCAAGCCCTTGATACCGATTGCCACGTGCCTGGCCGCGCTCCTGGCCGGCTGCGCGACCCGTCCGCAACAGGGGGCGGCCCAGACGCCCGTTTCGACCACTGACGCGCCCGTGACGGCCGAGCACATCGAGAAGCTTGACCAGAAGATCAGCCAGGTCCAGCACACGTTGTCGGTTCAGACCACCAACTATGCCCGGGACACTGAACAGGCCAAGACCGACCGGGCGCTGAACAGGGCCCGGGCTCGGTCGGGCGACAAGTACTTCGGCGCCGTGGCGGCGATCCTGGCGGCGTTCGCGGTCTTCGGCTGGTGTACGGAGAAGGTCCTCAGCGGCTGGCGACGGGATATCGCCCTGGTTGCCGCCGGCGGGGCGATCTGCTTCGCGATAGTGGCCGTCATGGTCTGGCCGTACTAAGGGGATCTGTCTATGCCGTCGCCCCGTGGAATTCGAGCCGGAAAGGCCTTCGTCGAGCTTTCGGCCGACAACAGCAAGCTCATTCGCGGGCTGAAGCGCGCCAACACACGGATCAGGGCCTTCGGCGCGGGCGTCCGCAAGGTGGGCGCCTCGCTGGTGAAGGTCGGAGCGGTGATGGGCGGCGGGATTCTTGCCGCGACGAAGGTCTTCGCCGACTTCGAGCGGCAGATGGCCAACGTCTCGACGATGCTCGAACAGCCCGAGCGGCACATGGCCCGCCTGACAAAGGGCATCCGCGAGATGTCGGTGAAGTTCGGCGAGTCGACCGAGACGCTGGCTGCCGGCCTGTACGACATCCTCTCGGCGTCGATCCCTGCTGAGAAGGCCCTGGACGTGTTGGCCGTCTCGGCAAGGGCCGCCAAGGCCGGGTTGACGGACACGGGCGTCGCGGCCGACGCGATCACCACGATCTTGAACTCCTACGGCCTGTCAGCCGACAAGGCCGGGGAGGTGTCCGACCTGCTGTTCACCGTCGTCAAGCGCGGCAAGACGACCTTCGGCGAACTGGCCCCGCAGATCGGCATGGTCGCCTCCACCGCCGCCAGCGCTGGCGTGGGGCTGGACGAACTGGGCGCGTCCCTGGCTGTCCTGACCCGTAACGGCGTGAAGACCGAGAACGCCGTCACGGCGGTCAACCAGATCATCCTGAGCTTCCTGAAGCCCTCGGCCGAGGCGAGCAAGTACGCTCGCGAGTTGGGCTTCGAGATGTCCTCGGCCACGCTGAAGGCCGAAGGCCTCCAGGGCGTCTTCGAGCGGATCAGGGACCTGCCGCCCGATGCAATCACGAAGCTGTTCCCCAACGCCAGGGCGCTTCGCGGCGTGATCCCGGCGCTGAAGAACATGAAGGGCTTTGTTGCCGACGTGGAGGCCATGCGAGCCAAGGCCGGGGCGACCGAGGCCGCCTACGCCAAGATGACCGGGACGCTCAGCCACGCCTTCGGGCAGCTGAAGCAGTCGGTCGTCGGCGTCCTGTCGGTCATCGGGGAAGCCCTGGCGCCGACGTTCAAGCGCCTGGCCGGAGACATCCGGGCCAACGTGGGCCAGATCGTCGGCTGGATACGGGCCAACAAGGACGCGATCATCCAGACGCTGAAGGTCACCGCGGCCATCGCGGGGATCGGCGTGGCGCTAGTATCGCTCGGCGCGGTGGTCTCGGCCCTGGGCACGGTCATCGGCGGGCTGATCGTTGTGGTCAAGACAGCCATCCTCGTCGTGCGCGGCCTGGGCACGGCGATGACGTTCCTGGCCAGGAACCCCGCGGCGCTGCTGGCGGTGGTGCTCGGGGCGCTGGTCGCCTCGACCATCGACTGGTCAGCGGCGCTGAAGCGATTGACCGGCGCGATCAAGGGCCTGCTGCCGCAGTTCAAGACCTTCAACCAGATAACGCACACCTCGGCCGAGCAGATCCGGGCCGAGCACGAGCAGATGAAGCTCAAGGCCAAGCGCCTGGCCGAGCTGCGCAGCAAGCAGCACCTGACCAACGAGGAGATGGTCGAGGCCCGCACGCTCTCGCACGACCTGTTGGAGGCCTACCCCAAGATGGGCAAGGCCATCGAGAGCCTCGGCAGGTCGGCGGGCA